TGGATCAATGGAGCTTAGCGCGTACTCATTCTTTTTCGGTGTGGAATATAAAACCATCCCCCTATTAGATGTGAGCGCTTCTCGGCCATTATCTGCATCGTTAAATAATAAGTATCTGACAGCATTTAGCTTGTCACTTGGTAAAGCCTGTTCATTGCTAGACTCCCAATTGTTAGAAACGCGTACATCTCTTATCCTACCTTTCTGATCTGGTAAGCCAAGGCGCACAAATTCAAAAGGTATATGCTCAACGGTTTTGACTGATCCAAGCCCGCTGCTATTTAAGTGCAAGGCATAGCCGTTGTATAATGCTTGATCGTTGCTAATACTCCAAAGAATATCGTTAGCCGTCTCACCGCGTTCGTTAACTTCTATGTCTCCATTCTCAAAGCCGTCGCCTCTAATAAAAGACGCCATTAAATTAACGGCGCTTTTTGTTATTGGGCTTAAATTAAAAATAGATTCGATCATCTGGGGATATAAATTATCAACGCCGTACATTATGATCTGGTCTGGTGTCGATCTGGGGGTCGCTATTCTTTGGAATGTAGGCTTAGCGCCAAATGATCCTAAAAAATCCATCTATTTTTTTACTTTTTTCTTTTTGTAAGTCTTTTTAGCCGTTGGCTTTGCCTGTGGTTCTTCTTTAACCCCGCCACGTTTTGCGGCGAGGTTTTGAAGAAAAACAGACTTATAATTAGACTGTCTTAGATTTCCCATATTATGATTTTAAAGCAACTACAGCCGCAAGCGTTGCCGCGTAGTCTGTTACAAACATTGGCTTTGAATAACCGTTCTCAATGCCTCCCGCGTCAGGCGTTGCAAGCTGTATTCTATATGCTCCGCCTGTCTCATTATCGGCGGGAATACGAATGCTAGTAATAACATCTAACCCCGCGTTTACGCCAAGAACATTACAAAAACCATTGCCTAAACTTGAGTCATTTGGCCCAAATAAAATGGCAATTTGTGGTTGAAATACCATAGCTTCCAAATTTCTACGCTGTGACGCTGAAACATCAAACACAGAAAAGTCAACGGTTAATTTATAAGCCGTTGAAAATGGTTTGGGGACAAATTCCTCTTGAAATGAGATTGACTGCTTTAAGCCTTCAAACTCAAAAAAGGTTTTTCCGCTTTCCATTGCAATAGCTGTGATCAAATTATTATCAGTATTGTCATAAGTAATTGATGCTACGTCCTCAAGGTTGGCTAAAAACAAACGCTGTTCGATTCCAACTGCAAGCGGGTCACTGCAGCTTACAGTGCCCCCGCTAAAGATTCCCGCGCAACTCATTACTGCTTAGCATAGACTAGTTCGCTGCCCCTTGTATACTGGACGCCAAATTTTACCAAAGCCTTTATAAAAAAGTCTTCTGAGTTAGCTGCGATTCTATCCACTACGATACCTCTATCCTGATCCATCCAAGTAGCAGCTTGTAGTTGACCATCACGGCCGTTGTTAAATACTCCAAGCAAAGCCTTGTTCTCTGGAATGCCACAGGATACAACAGGAATGCCCGCAAGCGTAGGAACACCCGCATCCATTATGTTTATACCTTTTGTGATAGTAGCGTCTCTGTAAGCCTCAAATAATTTCTGCTTATCCTTGTGAGATACAACAAATTTTATGTTAAGATTCTCTAAAACTCTACTAGGGCAAGCTGCAATCATAGCTTCCATCTTTGTAATAATGTTAGCAGCAGTCAAAGCCGCGCCAAATGTTACATTATTCAAATCTGTGTCGCTATCAGCATCTAACAATTTAATTAGACCGTCAAATCTAGATAACCAAGCGTTTCCGCTTGTGGTGTCACCGTTCCAGATCAAATTTTCCATGCCGTCAGCGATGTCGCCAGAGGCTAATTCGTTAATAGCTGTTTGAGTAACTGCTGCAAGGCGTGCATCTACTTGTCGGCCTGTGCTGTACTGCCATTCGTACTCGTTTTCAAAATCTCTGAGCGGGTTAAATTCCCTGTAATACATAATATCGCCTGTAGTGATTAACCTATTAGTTATGGCGTAATCGCCTACGCCTGTTGTTGGCGTACTTACAGGAGCGTGCAAGCTGTTAGCGCTTGAGTCCATTTTGATAATTTCGACCTTATCCATATAAGAAGGTCTAACGTTCATCAATCCTCGATCGATGGTTGTTGCGCCAAGAACTACGGGTAAATGGTAGTTAGGTATCGGAATAATTCCATTGGCGTTCTGGGTAATTGGTGTTATATCGCTCATGATATTTTGCTATTTTTGATTTTTGCTTTCGCGTTATAAAATGCCTGTAGGCCATTCATTGGCTGCGTAGGCTGTGAAATTGATTTCTTTAATGGAGCGCTTCCCTCGCTTACTACTTTGTCAAGTATTTGCGCGGTCACTTCTCCAACCTTTGCTTCGACTACCTCCTCAGTTCCCGCCATAAGTTCAGCTACGACAGCCTCAACGATTGCAGTAATTTCTGCGACTTGTGTCTCATCAAACGCAGCGACTACCTCATTTTCTGAGACGTCAGCTTGTACGCTTGGGTCAATAGCTTCTGTGACGCTAGCATCTGTAGTCGCCATGTTTGCTCTAATTTTTTCTAATAATCCCATATCTATATTTTTAATGTAGGCCACCGCTTTGAGTGGCTCGTAAATTGATTTAGCGAAACCAAGCTCTACGGCCTCCTTAGCTGTAAAAACGCTTTCGGAATCCATCAAACTTTTTATTTCATCTATTTTTAAATCGGTCTTTTTCTCATATACAGACGCTACGATCTCGCTAAACTTTTCGAGGCTGCTAGCCACTTGTCTAAGTTCATGGTGATTGCCTTGCGTTTGATTTATAAGTGCATTATGAATGGCAAAAGTCCCCGTCTCGCTTATTTGCGGCCTCTCATCTCCACTCAATGCAATGACGCTAGCAATACTGCCCGCCAATCCGTCGACATAGACTTCTACCTCACGCCTCTGGAGCATATTGTAGATTGAGAGACCCGCAAAGACGTCGCCTCCTTGTGAGTCGATATGTAATTTGATAGGGTCTTTTGATTTTGCAAGCTGATCTCTAACGCTGTTAGCGACTTCTTGCGTGATTTCACCATTTATATAAATGACCATACGCAATTTTAACTAAAAATATTTATATTTGAACAAAAAAAGATGATTTTAAAAACAATTATTTCTACCGTTGCCGATTTAACGCCTGTTATAGGCTCACTACGCGACAATCTCACGTCTAAGGATGGGGGATACGGGAGGCTAGTAAAGCCGCGTTTTATTAAATCGTGTATTCGTTTAATTTTAGCCTTGGCCGCTTGTTGGATGCTAGCAAAAGGGACAATTAGCGTTGATGAATTCCAAGAACTTACTAAGTAATAGGAGCGTGGAAGAATGGTTTAAAGATTGGCCTACATTATTGGCCGCTCTTGGGCTTGGCGGGTCTGGTAGTATTTTGGGACACAAACTCGTAGACAAAGAGCAAAATAAAAGGCTGTCAAAATTAGAGACCAAAGTCAGCGAAATTGATGGCAGCATAAAACTAAACGACGGCGTTGACAAACAATTTAGAGCAAGCGTAGAGACGCGCTTGTCTAGTATTGAGACGTCTTTGTCTACGCTGACCAATCACCTTCTAAACAAAAAAAAATGAGTCGCCTTGAGATGCATCTTACTTTATATCGCTTTTCGGAGTCGCCAGAATCTACTATTGGCCTCCTCTATGAAGGCAAATACTTTAATTGTTTTACATTAGAGGATCAATACCAAAAAGTAAAGGTCGAAGGTGAGACGCGCATTCCAGAAGGACTATATAAGGTAAAACAAAGGCGCGTTTTAAGCGGACTTACTAAGAAATACCGCGCTAAATATCCGTGGTTCGACTATCATTTTGAATTACAAGACGTGCCAGGCTTTAAATATGTTTACATCCACATAGGAAACGATGACGACCATACTGACGGCTGTATTTTAATAGGCGACAGGCTAAAAAGTAACAAAGTAAACGACGTAAACAACCTTGGAGCAAGTACCCCCGCGTTTCAGCGGCTATATAAGCGCATGAAAGACGCTTTCACGGTCGAAATTAATATTATCAACATATCCAAAGACGCAGAAAGCGCTTGGCCCAGAGTAACAGCGCCGTCACGGTAACCTCATCAACGCTTTAGTGTTTGGCGAGGTCAGGAGTGAGGACTAACCGCGTAAATTTTCCCCCAAAAAGTAGCACCCCTTAGGCAAAAATATTTTATTTCGC